CAAGGTGCAAACCTTCTCTGGAATTTTGAAGCCAAATTATTTAGGAAGAGATATGGTTACTTTTGCGGTAGGTACATAATTCACCATGACAGAGGTTGTATCGTATATTATGACCCTCTAAAATTGATCTCGAAACTCGGTGCGAAACACATCAAGAATAGAGAACATTTAGAGGAATTTAGGACCTCTCTTTGTGATGTTGCTGGTTCGTTGAACAATTGTGCGTATTACACACAGTTGGACGACGCTATTGGTGAGGTTATTAAGACCGCACTACCTGGTTCGTTTGTTTATAAATCATTAGTTAAGTTTTTGTGTGATAAGAGGTTGTTTCAAACTTTGTTCTTAGATTAAATGGCTATAGTAGTCAAGGACGATGTTAAAATTTCCGAGTTCATCAATTTGTCGGCTGCTGAGAAAATCCTTCTCGCTGCTATGACTTCCGTCAAAACAGTGAGAGTCTCAAAAGTGGATAAAGTGATTGCTATGGAGAATGATTCATTGTCCGATGTAGATTTACTTAAGGGTGTGAAGCTTGTTAAGGATGGTTATGTGTGCTTAGCAGGTTTAGTTGTGTCTGGCGAGTGGAATTTGCCTGATAACTGCAGAGGTGGTGTAAGTGTATGTTTGGTTGACAAAAGAATGCAAAGAGATGACGAAGCAACACTTGGTTCATACAGAACGAGTGCGGCCAAGAAACGATTTGCATTCAAATTAATTCCGAACTACAGTATCACTACTGCCGATGCGGAGAGAAACATCTGGCAAGTCCTTGTGAATATTAAGGGCGTGGCTATGGAAAAGGGTTTCTGTCCTTTGTCCTTAGAATTTGTGTCAGTATGTATAGTGCATAAGTCTAACATAAAACTGGGATTGAGAGAAAAGATCACTAATGTGTCAGAAGGAGGACCCGTTGAACTTACTGAAGCAGTTGTTGATGAGTTCATCGAATCAGTTCCGATGGCTGACAGATTACGACGATTTCGTAATCAATCCAAGAAAAAGAGTAATAAATTTGTGAATAATAAGGGTGTTAATAAAGTGGTTGATAAGGGAAGGGTTTTGTCTGATAAAGTTAAAATGGAGTCGAACTCAGAGTTTTCGGACGCTGAGTCATCTTCGTATTAACTATGTCTTATACAATATCCAACGCTAATCAATTGGTCTATTTAGCTTCTGTATGGGCAGACCCATCAGAATTACTTAATTTATGTACTAATGCGTTAGGAAATCAGTTCCAAACACAACAGGCGAGAACTACTGTACAACAGCAGTTTTCAGATGTGTGGAAAACTGTTCCGACCGCAACTATTAGGTTTCCTGCGACTGGTTTCAAAGTGTACCGTTACAATGCTGTATTAGATTCACTAATTTCAGCACTTCTCGGAAGCTTCGATACTAGGAACAGGATAATAGAAGTAGAAAATCCGCAGAATCCAACTACGGCCGAGACGCTTGATGCGACAAGGCGTGTTGATGATGCGACTGTAGCCATTAGGGCCAGTATAAGTAACCTCATGAATGAGTTAGTTCGTGGCACGGGAATGTAC